ATCTGAAGCCTGGGCGCGGCAATCGTTGCCGGCGTCACAGTTTCCTCGCGCGTGTAAATGCAGAGACCCGGAATGTTTCCAGACGCCATCGGATAGACCCGGCTGGCGAACACGTTTGATCCCGTCGTTGTCAGCCCGGTCAGGTCGGCGATAGCTCTGTTGCGAAGCTGCGTTCTCAGATGTGCCATTAGTCGCGCTCCAGCACTAGGGTCGTAACGCCCGTCCCGTCAGGCTGTATAACCCGAACAGTATAGTTGATAGAACTCACCACCAACGCATCACCCGGCGCAGCAGCTCCAGGGATGTCCGTAGATCGACACACAAAGCGCGGCTCGGCGGATACGATGCCGACGCCGGACTGTGGATCAACCTCCAGAAACTCATTGTCATAGATGCCTTTGATCGTGCTGGCTGCGCCGCCGTTCAGCGTATAGGTGCCGTTCACTCCGAAGTCATCAACGGAGAAAAACACGGCCAGATCGTCGGCGGTTTCAACAGCCATAACTAGCCTTCCGGCGTCTCAAGTTTCTTGGCAGAAAACGCGCGATTTTTGAGCGGTGCTTTTTTGACCTTGATAGCCTCAGCCTCGCCGCGCGCAATCATCTTTTCAGCCATGCGATCGTCAATCTCGACCGTTTCGCCCGGCCAGAAATTGCGGCCCTGGACGCCGACATAGCATTTTTCTTTGATCGTTATTTTCATTCTGAACCCCTTGATGGTTGGGGCGGCAACCGTAGCCGCCGCCCCGCCCAGTCAGATAGATCAAGCCGTTGAGACTTCGTCAGCCTTACAGAAGCTGGCGGTGTTCCGAACGCCGACATCCACTTCCTGCATGATGCTGATAACAACATCACCGGACTTAGAGTTGGTGTACGGGTCAACGATGATGCTCGGAGCGCCGAACAGGCCGACCATCAATTGGCTGAAGTCACCAAAGAAAATGGCCGACGCATCGGAGCCGCCGTCACCTGGGTCAAGATCAGATGGCACGTTCGACGTAAACGCCGCGCGGTGGCCATAGATATTATCCCAGGGATCATTGAGCAGCATGATCGAGTCAGTGGAAGCGACCTTGACCGTGTTGGCCATTTTGGCTTTGACCTTTGGGTTGGTCAGCCAGCCCTGCGCCGCTTGGTTCACGATCCCGTTGGCATCCTCAACCGTCTTCACGATGTCGGTGATGTCAGCCCAGGTTAGAGCCGCGACATCAGTGCCAGCGGAGATGTCAACATTGCCGATGGAGGCATTAAGCAGACCCGTTGGCTGCCCGGACGAGCCGGAACCCTGAATCGCATAATACTCAATCTTGTCAGCAATCGACCGCAGCAGATCGTCTTGAACAACCTGCTCAATGCTTGGGATCGATTCCATGGCAAGCAACCGAGAAATCTGAGCGTAAGCGCCCAAGGTGCGCGGCTGAAGTGTGACAGACCCGTCAACTGGAGACTGATCGGAAACGTCGCCCGCTTCCTCAACAAAGCCAGCAGAAGCACCCGTCGCGATTGATGGGATGCGGATCCGATTGGTCAGGCCGCCAAGGTATGTGACACCCAAGCCAGCCATGACTTGCTTGGCCCGCAGCGCCTCGATGAAAAGATCACCGCGCTGGATCGTCGGAACAAAAGCGTCGGCAACATTCTCGCCAGCGATTGCGCCGGTCGCAGCCGTCGTCATAACGCCAGAGCGTGAACCCCATGCGAAGTCTGGGACATACATTCCCTGGGATGCCTTGCCCGTGCGATGCGCGATTTCTTCACTCATCTCGCGCTCAAATCCGGCCCGGGAGTAGTCGCCCGTGACCTGAGCCTGGATCATACGCCCGAAGGAATAAGACCGCTGCTCGGCTGGCTTAGCGTCAACAGCAGCAGGGTTAGCGTCAAGGGTCGGAACCTCGATCTGCTCAAGCAGTTCAGCGCGGAACTGGTCAAGTGCGATGCCGCGTTCCAGAGCTTTGTCACCGAGGTCAGCTTTGTTGTGTCGCCGCGCGAGAGACATAATCTCGCGAGCGGAGCGATGAGCTTCTTTGTGAGCGTTGGCAGCAGCCTCAGCCCGAACCTCATCAAGGTTAATTTCGTCAGCCATTTTGGCCTCCTTGATTTCGATGTGATGGTTGGTTGGTTGCGGAGCCGAACGCCCAACGCCGACCAAACTTGACTGGTCTGCCGGTATTGAAACGATTGAAATCTCCATGGGCGAAGTCGCAACCCGATAATACTCATCGGGGTCGTCCTCGTCCTCAATTCGTCCGTTGATACGATAACCCACGGACACGTTCTGGCGGATTCCGCCAAGCACGTCTCGGTAAACCTCATCGGCCAGCGCGCCTTCACCAAAGCGCACTGCTGCCCGGAGACGCCGGGTCTGTCCGTCGAGTTCTACAGATTCAACTACGCCGATCTGGCGCGACATATCATGGTCGAGCAGCAATGGCGCCCGTCCCGATGACAGAAATTCTAGGTCCATATTCTCGGCGCGGTGGTCAATGACCTCCATGCCGAATGAGCGCTCTACAGGCTCCTCACTAGACACGCCCAGCCGGACGGTGCGGGTTTCTTCATCAACCACACCCGGCTCAAAATATGCTGCGCGGCGTTCCATTTTAGAACGATCAAAGCGCTTTTCGTCTTCCTCGTCGATTTTGTCCATTCGCTTCTTCCTCGCGTTTGCAAATGATTGTCCGGCGTCACCGCCCCAAAGCGCCCAGGCAACGCGGCCTGCGCTGGGAAAGTTATCCTCATCAGGCGTGAAACCTTCGCCCTGCTTATCCACCTCATGTCGCGCGAAGTATGAGGCCATTCGTTTGACCGTATCGGCAGATAATTCTTGCCGGTTGACTAACTGTCTTGCGCGAGCGACCCCGACTTCAGTGCCGCCGCGACCATGCTCGGCGCGCCAATCAAGTCCGCGCTGCGCTTCCTCGGCCATGGCCTCAGTTGGCTTTGTGTCAATCTCGACGCCTTTATATTCAGCCATCGTCTTGATCCTCAGCCGCCACCGGCGCTTTGGGAGAGCCAAAGGGTTCAAAGGTCATTGATATTCCGAACTGGTCAGCAAGCTCTCTGTCGCGCGCGATCTGACTGAATGTTTCTTCAACGTCTCGACCGTATTGGCCAGCGACATCTTGCATGGACAGGATGCCGTTTTGCAGCCCGACCACCGCCGCGTTCATTTCTTTGAGCGGGTCAATCCAGTTCCAGCCGCGTCCGCGCCAAGCAGAGTTGTCTGCGAACTTGTCGAACCGAGTGCCTGGGATTGGCATATCGCCAAAGTCCATGGCCGACATCAGCCATTCTCTAAAGATCGGCTCAACCGCGTGTTCAATCACGAACTGTTGCAGCGCCCTGTAACCATCCCGTTCATCCAAAGCGCCTTGGCGAATAGAACTATAATTCACGCTGCTCAGATCGCTGGACAACGCCGCATAGCTAACACCAAGGCCAGACGATATCCCCCGCAGCATGGCAGATTCAAATTCGCCGAACCCGGTGTTGGGGTGCTTGGGATCGAACATCTCCATGCCATAGCCGGCAGGCAGAGCATGCCAGCTTCCAGGCTCGGTGGAGATCACTGGCATATGATCGTCGGCATCATCGCCAACATATTCGTCACCGCCTGGGCTTGTGATAATGCCCATCTTTGACGCCGATATTCTGGCAGCAATTAATTCGGCCTCGCGGAAGGCCATCAACTGTTTCATGGCTGACAGCGCTGGCGTCATAAACGGCTCGCCGCGCGTTTGGTGCGAGCGGGTCGGCATATAAACGTGCAGGATTTCTTCAGCCGGAACGCGGATGTGCCGCTGCGATTGCGTCTGAAAGAAACGATCGCCCGGATGCGCGGTCAAGACCCAATAGGCCGTGATCTTGTGGCGCTTGTCCATCTCGATTCCCATGCGGATGTGGGAGCCGTTTTCTAAATGCTCGTTTTTCTTTTCGTCAATCAGGTCCGCCTCAAGCATCTGAAGCGAAAACCCGTCCTGATAATTCTTGCCCCGCACCTTGCGAATGAAGCACTCGCCATCGCGCGCCATTGTTTCGATTACATAGCGCTGGACATCAAGCCAGGACATCTTGCCATCGACAGTGCAATTGCCCAGCCGCCCCCATTTTTTCCAGGCGTTTTCGATGATCGCATTGCCAGACTGATCCAGCGTCCCGTCTGAGTTGCGCGCTTTGACCTGGAGATGAAACCCGCGATCACCGACCACGTTGGTCTTCAGAAGCTGCATATACCGCTTGGCATATTCATTATCGCGCACAAGTTCACGCGAGCGATCCCGCAGAACCTCCAGCGTGTATCGTAACTCTGAATCGGCAGAGTTGTTCGAGTTGCCAAAGTCTCCGAACAAACGACCGCCACGGGCGCCCGCGTAATTGCGTTTGGCAATCTTCGCTTCATCTTTTCGCTTGAACCGATCCCAAAAGGCCATGCTAAAACCTCGCCACGATAGTTGCGCCGGAGGCAATCTTGCGCCTAATTCGTTCTTTGCGTTTTTCCATCAGGAACTCGCGCTTGTAATAGTCCCGCCATTCTACAAGTTCATTCGGCGGCATCTTTGAAAGCGACCGACCGTTTATGGAGTAGGACAGAACATCAGCATCAGCCCTGCCTTGCAGAACTGCCTCGATCTTGTCCACCATGATTTCCGCATGGCTGCGCGGGTCAGTGCCGTTTACATCTAAATCAACAACCGCAGTGAACGTGCCGCGATCAATAACGATGCGCTCGCTGTCGGAATTGCGGACCATTTCAAGCTGGTAATGATAGAACCCAGCGACAAAATTAGCCGACACGCTGGACGATGCAGAGAACAGATAGTCGGAATTGTAAGCCGCCCCAGCAATCTGAATTTCAGACGAACCGCCGCCAGTTATGCGGGCGACATAGGTCGCAGTGTAAGCGTCGTTAGGATAATCAGTGCCAAGATCAACGCGCCGCCATTGAATAAAATCGCCGACAACGATGCGCTCAGGCTCAATGGTTGGGCTGTTTGCCGGGTCGAATTGATTGGCCAAATCTATCTCCAACTTGTAGCAAAGTTACGATTGGGCGAGCCATATCGGCCTTGCTGCATCGGTGGTTGCTTTGGCTTCTCCCTGGCCTCGGCTCGTTTTTCACTCAGCGCCTTCATGCTTAGATTAGCAATTGAAAACGCCGCTATTGCATAGACCCTTAAATCCAGCGCCTCATTTCGCGCCCTTGTTTTTTTCCATTCCCGCTTCCTGAACCCTTTTGAGAATCGAGTGACAACCTGCTCTGCCGTTAGCTGGGCAAAGTATTCATCATCATACCGGCTCGGAAAATGGCAAAACCCCGGCCCTGGAACAGATATCTTCAACCGTCCATAGATCAATTCTTTGGCAGTGTCAACGCCGACTGGGAACAGTTTGATCTTGCCAATGTTGTTTCGCGTCGGGCGCCCGGCGATTGGTTTGCCCTCTCCGCCAACGCCTTTAATGGCAAAGATACCTCGACGCTCTCTCGGCCTAACAAAATCATAGACGGCCTGGGTGTAGTGTCCACCGGAGTCAATGGCCGCCGCCCGGATTTTCATGGACCCGCCATCGGCCCGCTCAAACGATTGGGACAGATAGGCGTCAAGATCAT